ACTGGCACTGGGGATGGTGAGCAATCAATCACATTCACTCAAGCCACCCTTGGATTCGCCGGGAACACCACAATAACTACAAATGTAGGTAAGTTCGACGTGGCCGGATTCACCGGCGGCCGAGACGGCGGCACAGGCCACACACAAGCCACCGGCTCATTGGCAGCAGTTTGGTACGTACCCGAAGGCTATGTTGGCTTGACGGGCACCGACACAAATAACGCGACGATAACTGCAGCACGCGGCCAATTGGTTCTGTCCAATGATAGTGGCGATTTTACACTTGAGGTAAAAGACAGCGCCGGCGCCACAGACAAAAAGATCGCATTTAATTTAAGCGCAGGTAGTAAAAACTCTGTTAGAAAAGTTTTCAACACCAACCCAGCGCTTACAAATGGCACTATCACCAATAGCACTGAAAAATACTGGTTAGGCGAAAGTTATGAATACGAGTTTGCGCAAGATGCAAAGGCGCCTGATGCCGGCGGTGTCAATAACAAGGGTGTCGGCGGCGTCGTTTCTTCTAGTTCCGATGGTGTTCCAAACGAAGTTAGTGCAACTTATGCCGGCGTTATTCTTGGTTTAGGACCGGCCGATTCGTCTACCGCAACAAGTCAACACGGCAGCCGCAGAATTGGGTTTAGCCAAGCTCAAGATGCCGCGCCGTACACAGGCTGGTTCTTTTCGCAGGACTTGGGCGGCGGCAGTGTTTCCGGCAGCTATGCATATGATGATATGCAAAAGCTATTTAGGCTTCACGCCCTCGATCATGGCGCATGGGTTCAGAACAATATTAAAGTTTCGATTTCGAAAATTAAGTACTCATCTGACGATTTTAATAAGTATGGTACATTTGATGTTGAGATTCGTAGAATTGACGATACTGACAAAGCGCCCGTTATTTTAGAAAAATTCAGCAATTGTGATCTGAATCCGAATTCATTAAATTACGTTGCTAGAAAGATCGGCGATTCTTATGTTACATATGATACGACTGAGAGGCGCTTGGTCGAGAAGGGTCAATATCCAAATATTTCTAAGTATGTTCGCATACAAATGAATGTTGACGTTGACAGCGGCGCAGCCAATGAAGAATATCTGCCATTCGGTGTGTATGGGCCTTCGAAGTATAAAGATTTTAATCACGAGAAGGGCGCTGTTGCATCCGGCGCCGGCAATAATTGGACTGAAACCGCAGCATATGCTTGGGGATGGTATGACGTTGACAGTAGAAATGTCGGAATCCCACCAGCAGCCGAGACTGTTCCGAACGCTGTAAGCTCCAGCCACCCGGAATTGGGCGTTAGTACTGCTCTTAGCTTTAGATTTCCAAAGCTCCAAACTCGTATTTCATCTTCGCAGGATGATTTGGCTAGCGTCAAGCAGGCATATTTTGGCGCTTGGACTGGCCGAAGCAAGGACAGTTCCAAATTTAATCCCGGCGTCAGAGACCTGATTAGAACAAAGGCAGAAGATCTTAATGGCACTGATAGCGGCGATTACACTGAGTATATGTGGAAGTTTTCGTTAGACGAAATTAGAGGAGAGGATCCTGTCTACGACGGCAATGCCGACATATCCACGAACTTTGTTTGGGAACAGGGTCTACGCACCCAATCCAATCTCAGCGCGGATAAGGACGTTTATGCTGTCAATTCAGTGACTGCGACCGGCTCTTACAAAGATATCTTAGATTTAAATATCAGAGCATTTACCAGCACATTCTATGGCGGTTCAGACGGCTTTGATATTACAGAAAAAGAGCCGTTTAGAAATTCACGCTTAGATGACGCTGGCACGACTGAAAAGACCAGCTATGAATTTAACTCAATCAAGGAAGCAATTGATATTGTTAGCGATGTAGAAGTGGTAGAGTTTAATTTGGCTGCAGTGCCGGGCTTGACTCACGAAGGCTTAACAAACCACCTGATTGAGACGTGCGAGGCCCGCGCAGATGCACTGGCAGTTGTTGACCTTAAGGGCGATTTTACACCAGCCGCAGAGGGCAGCAGCGGCGTTACTTATGGTAGCGTCAATACTGTTGTTACTAATTTAAAGGCCCGCGCTCTGAACTCAAGTTATGCATGTGTATATTACCCATGGGTACAGATTAGAGACACTCTCTATGGCAACCTTGTCTATATGCCGCCATCTGTTGCGGCTATCGGTGCAATGTCTTACACTGATAGAGTCCGCGCACCATGGTTTGCGCCTGCTGGCTTTAATCGCGGCGGCCTATCAAGTGGTGTTGCTGGTTTGCCGGTTGTAAATGTAACACAGAAGCTTACTTCGAAGGATAGAGACGACCTCTACGAAGCAAACATCAACCCGATTGCTTCATTCCCCAACGAAGGTATCGTAATCTTTGGGCAAAAGACGCTGCAGGTTACAAGAAGCGCCCTAGATAGAATTAATGTTCGTAGGTTGATGCTCTTTGTGAAGAAGGGCATTTCCACCATCTCGGCAGATGTCTTGTTTGAGCCGAACTTAAGAGAGACGTGGGATAGATTCATCGCCCGGGCAGAACCATTCTTGGCAGACGTAAAAGCCAGATTCGGTTTAACAGATTACAAATTGATTTTGGACGAAACAACGACGACACCAGACTTAATTGATCAAAATGTTATGTATGCTAAGGTTTTCCTTAAGCCTGCGAGAGCAATTGAATTTATTGCAGTTGATTTCATAATCACCAATACAGGTGCAGCGTTTGAGGATTAACAGGAGATTTATAAATGACTAAGAAAGCATCACCAACACCCACATGGGCTTCGCCCTCGATGGAACCCAAGCGTAAATTTAAATATATTTTATCTCTTGGTACTGGCGATAATGCAATTCCCACTTGGGTTGTAAAGTCTGCTTCTAGACCCGGGTTTACTGTAACAACGCCGGCCGAACATGCGTTTATGGGGCACACATTTAAGTTCCCCGGCCGCGTTAAGTGGGAGCCGATGGACATTGTTCTGATGGATCCAATTGATCCCGAAGTTGCGTCCAAAGTTCTGGGCATTATTGAAAACGCTGGTTATGTGTTGCCTAGCAAATGGGGCCCGGGCGAAGAGTGGAAGAAAACGCTGTCGAAAAAGAAATTTAGTGAAAACAATCTAGGTGCGATTTCTATCTCGACGCTTGATTCCGAAGGTCAAAAGGTCGAAGAATGGCAATTGTTTAATGTTCAAATTACTAAAGTTAGCTATGATACACTAGACTATACTTCAGAAGATTTGTTAACAGTAACGCTCGGTATTGTCTTTGATTACGCCAAACACACCGTTCATAGCGAAGGCTAACCAATAATTTTTTAGTAAACATCTAATTACTATAAGATGTCGATATTCGCTGGTAAAAATTTAAATCGCAGACACACTCAGAATGCCTATAAAAAGGTTTCAAAGGACGAGTGGAACAACAAAAAAGAACTTGAAAGTAGATATCAAACAGATTTACAACAATCTTATAGATATGTTTTAGACATTAGTGGAATTGCTGTCGCTTTATTAACTGATGTCAAAAGGCCCTCTTACACAATAGAGTCAGAAGAGTTCACTCTTTTAAATCATAAAGTTTATTATCCCAAGGGTCATGTAAAGTGGGAACCAATAACTTTTACAGTTAAAGAGGTTTTTTCACGAGATATTCTGAACTCTGTACTTGGCGTATTGATGAAAAAATTAACAAACACTGCATATGATTCTCCTAATAATATAAACGTATCTTCAAATTTAAAAGATCTTAGTAAATATGATTTAATACAATCATTAGGCCCAGTTAAAATCAAGATGCTAACCCCAGATGGAGATGTGTATGAGGAGTGGCTGTTGCGCGAACCTTTCATAGAAAGCGTAACGCCGACAGAGCTTACTTATACAAACGATTCTTTGCTCGGTACAGCAGTAAAAGTTAGATATGATTGGGCTGAATTGGTTTATAAAGGTGTATAAGCCGATCAACAGGAGAGATAATGATTGATAATTCAAGTAAATTTGTGGTGCCACAAGCGCCGCAGGCACAGCCTGCGCTACAAGCACCGGTACCACAACAAGCACCGGCAATTCCGAAAGAAATGTTGGCAGCGCCGCCAGCACCAGCGCCCGTAGCACAACAGCACGGCTATTCGCTTCCAACTGACTTTGTTAAGTTGCCTTCAGCCGGCAAATTTTACCCAGTGAACTCTTCTTTGCACAACAAAGAAGAGGTCGAAATTACATATATGACAACCAAACAAGAGGATATTTTATCAAACCCAAGTTTAATGTCAAAGGGTACCACATTGGAGAAACTAATTGAGAGTTTGTTGGTCGATAAGTCAATTCGTGCAAATGAGTTGTTGTTAGGTGATCGAAACGCGATATTAATTGCTGCAAGGGCAAGCGGGTATGGGCCAGCATACGGAATTAATGTAAATTGTGTGGAATGTTTTAACAAAGAAGAAATAACTATTGACTTAAATGAAATAAAACCAAAGAAAAACAATTATGAGGGAGTAGAGCTAACGGGCCATGGCACTTTTGTTGTACAACTGCCCAGAACAAACGCTTTTGTTGAAATAAAAGCGCTAACAACTGGCGGTGAAGCACAATTGGCACAATTGTTTATGAAAAAAATGGAACACAATCTTCCGCCGGAACCCGTTTTTGAGAAACACCGGGCAACTATTGCTTCTGTTGGCGGAAGGCAAGATGTGGCAACAATTACAGAATTTATTTCCAATATGCCAATTTCAGATTCTAAGTATCTTCAGAAAAAATATAATGAATTAATTCCTGATATGGATTTTATATATCGTTTTAGTTGTGAAAAATGCAATCACCAGAACGAAGGAGGTATTCCGGTCGATGCCACATTTTTTTGGCCTAACGACTGAATACATGGATGATGTTTATGAGATGTTTTTTGTTATGAAAAAGCACGGCAATTGGGGATTTTTTGAATTGTATGCTTTGCCACTAAGATTAAGAGACTGGTTTTTTAAGAAGCTGGTTGATAGTTATAATACCGACGACAAAGGGGAAACCATTTAATGAGCCCAGGAGAAAGAAGACAGCTTGCCCGAATTAAAGCGTGGATCTTGGCGCTGCCCGGTGGCGTTGGACAGGCCATGTGGCGCAACATGGGCCCGGGTATCACTCGGATGGTTGGTTACGGGCTGGTTGATATGATTGGCACTCTCGCAGCGGGATATGCTGGTCAAAAAGCAGAAGAAGGTCTCCACGCTGTTGCTGAACGGGTGTATGGCGAAAAGGCGAAACAAAGCTTTTTCTATTCTGGAATGGTCCAGATGGAGGCCATGAGCCGTCAACTTAAAAAGACTGGTGGCTTTTTAAGCCAATTTCAGAAAGGTTTAGGTGATGTTGGCAATGCTCACGTTAATGAGGCGGTTCACTTAGCTAGGCACATGAAAGATTTGAGGCAGTATGGCATTAGTTATGAAGATTACGGCAAAACAGTTACAACTGTAGCTGAAAACTACATGGGCGTTGTCAATGAATCTTTTAGAGATCGCGGCACAAGAGATGCAATCAGAGATCACGTTGCAATATATGAAGAGCTTAACATAGGCGGCGAGGTCGCTACAGACGCTTTTAACTTTTTTGGCACGGTTTTGGCCCATCGAAGCGATGATGTAATTAAAGCTACAAATCGAATGGACGCCCTTGCAAGAATATCGGGCCAATCACTAGGTGCGATAACAAAAGACGTGCTTGCTAACAAAGCGGCTTTTGTTGGGTTTATGGACCCCGATTCCATTATTAAAATCGGCGGCGCATTACAACAATATGGCTACCAGTTGGGCCTTGGTATGTCGACAGTTTTGCCGATCGTTGAAAAATTTGATACATTTGAAAGCGCTTTTGAAACAGCCGCTAGCTTAAATCAAGTTTTGATGAGATTTGGCACTTCAATTGATCCTAGAAAATTGGTTGGAATGACTCCAGACCAAAGAATCAAGGAGTTAAATAGAGTATTTAGCGGCATTAAAGGCCAAGTGATGGCACAGGGCCCCGTTGTTAGAAATCTGCTTGTCGGCGCTTTAGGCGATATTGTCGGCAAAGAAGAAGCAGCCGCGCTTATATCGGGCAAACTTAAAGAGGCAAAGGTTGTGCCAGAAACAGCGAAATTAGAAGATTTTGCCAAAAAGCAAGCAAAAGCAATTGTAGACCCGATGGAAAAATTGATTGCTACAATACAGTCAGTTAAATTAAAAGTCGGCGCCGACCCGAAATTAATTGCAAAACTTTCCACCGCTTTTAGTGATTCTTCAGAAGTACTTGCCGATGCGTGGGACAAGGCTGGTAGGGGTATCGGCCAGACCGTCGTGGATGCATACGAACGACTTGTCCTCGACGCCGCGGATCCCAAAAAGGCAGCCGCAAATGTAAAGAATATCAGAAAGATTGTAGAGGAAGAGTGGAAAAAATTAACTGGGCCTTAACCAAGCAAACACATCAAAGCGAATAGAGTATATTTTTTGTTTCTATTCTAATTTTAGAGAGGGGATATTA